CGACCAATCCATCGCCATCGTCACTGGCAGAAGCGGTCGCGCACGCGGCATCCTCGGCTCCTGGATCGTCCTCACCGAACGAGGCGTCAACTGGCGAATCATCGGTGTCAAAGCGGTGAATGTCGACGGGATGAAGGTCAAAGCGGACGTGTTCTACACGCTGCAAGGCGGAAAGGTTGTGAAGGCGTAATGCCAAGGCGACGAGAGTCATGGTGCCGATTGGGTACGCTACATGATCTTCGAGACCACGTTCAAGCTGGTCCGTGGCCGCTGGCATCGACTCGGCAAGCGTGTCATCGCGACCGAAGACCTGCGCGAGCACATTGCGCGTGAGTCGGCGGATACCGGGAGGGCTGAGTAATGGCAGCGAGCGAGTTGGATCGTCTGATGGCGAAGATGGCCGCGCAGGGCATCACGGTCGGGACGACGCTGGCGGCTGGCGTTCCGGAGAGCGACCGGCCGGCGACAAGGATCAGGGATGCCGCGCGCAGAGCAGGCATCGATTATGAGCCGCACACGGGTCAGACTGGCGCGACGTTGCCTCAGGACACGTCAGAAGGCGTCTGATGGGTTACGTTGATCCGTTGCCCGGATTGTGAAGAAGAATTCTGCTGCCCCCCGCGCGGTCTTGCTGCTCCCGCCACGCGGCAGCACTGGTTTGAAGTTCATACGGAGGAAGAATGACCGCTCTAACGGATGTGGTGGACAAGCTCACTAAACCAAGATTTTTGCCCACCGTGTTCAAGGACGATGACGGCAAATGGTTGGGCGTTCACACTGTTGAGCACCCTTCTTTGTTGGATCTTCTCAGGGAGGGTACGGGGACAAGTCAGGGTCCGAAGTCGGCTAACACGCCATTGCTGATTGATGCGGATGCGTTGGAAATGTGGGCGCAGATCGTAGATCGGGTGCGGGGTTGGTGTTTCAACGCCGGCATCTTTTTCGACCGGGATGACGTGCCGGGGTCGTTGAGGAGGTGGCGTGCCCCGGTTGGCGGTGAAGAGTATGCGGTTCGTGTGATGGGGGCGTGGATTGCGGCGATTGAGCGGAAGTTTGATCCGCCCCGGTTGCGGGAGTGGCAGACACCGTGCCCTAAATGTGGGGTGCGCCGGTTGGTGGTGGATGATGCGGAGGTGTTCGCGATCGAATGGAATGTGACTGCGATGACGGCGACGTGCCGTGCTTGTACCGGGTTTTGGTCGGGCCTGTCTGGGTTGCGTGAACTGGTGTTTTTCACGAATGTGGACGAAAGGCAACGGCGCGGGGAAGAGTTGGAGCCGGAAACTTTAAGCCTTCTCGCAGCATGTCTTGAGGGTGGAATTACGGCAGTGTAATTAGTTTGTGATACAATCGAGTCACAAGGCATCAATGCGCCCGTTTTCGGGCCTGGTGCCTTTTTTGCTGCCCTGGAAGGGGTGCTGAATGTCTTTGAAAGAAGCTCTCACTAAACCGCCTGTCGATTCGAGACGTAAATGTTCGGTCAAGGATTGGATCGGCATGTTGCCCGCCGATGAGCGGGCTGCTGCGAATGGGATGTTGGATGATCCGGGGTGGCCCACGACTGATATTGCTGCGGCGTTCAGGGCTGAGGGTTTCCAGCGCGGTTTGAGCGTGGTTTCTCGTCATCGTAGGGGGCTGTGCTCATGTCGCTAATTGGGCGAGCATCGAAGGCGCAAGTGCCTCCCGAGTATCAGAAGCATTCTGTTTCGGATGGCGACACGGGCACAGCGTCGACTGGTCCGGTGTATGAGCTGATCACGGATGAGCGTGACCTGTTGACGATTGCGGGCCTGGATCCTGATGAGTGGATGATTGAGGGGAAGGCGCATCAGTGGTCTAAGGAGACTGTTGATGGTCGGACTTTGCGGTCGTTTTTCTTCGGGTATCGGCGTCGTGTTGAGCAGATTGATTTGCCGGCGTTGTATGCGGAGGTTGCGCGGACTACGTATCGTCCGGTGAAACATGAGGTTGGTGCTGCGACGTTGGTTGTGGCGTGGGCGGATATGCAGTTGGGTAAGGTTGGTTCGCGTGGTGGCACACCGGAACTGCTCGTGAGGCTCGCACAGAAGCGGGTAGCGCTCGAAGCGCACATGAAGTCTCGGAAGATCACGCGCAGCGTTTTTGTTGACGTTGGGGACTCCAATGAGGGTTTCGAGAATGTTGCCTCTCAGATGTTCACCAACGACCTGTCGTTACCTCAGCAGATCGATTGTGCTGCGGTCGAAGAGTGGAAGACGATAGTGCTCATGGCCCGGTATGGGCCGGTGAAAGCGCTTTCGGTTCCCTCGAATCATGGTGCTTGGCGTGCTGGGAAGCAGATTCTTGGGCGGCCTGGTGATGACTGGGGGCTGGTGGTCCAGTCGCGGCTTGAGTTTCAGGCTGCTCTGATCGGTTTGCCGGTTGAGTTTCATCGCCCTGGCGAGTGGGATGAATCGGTTGCGGTTGATGTGCAGGGTACGAGGCTTGGTGTGCATCACGGGCATCAGTCGGCGTGTGATCAGATGCCGAAGTGGTGGGCTGGTCAGCAGCATGGTGCGCAGGCTACAGCCGATGCGGACATTCTCCTGACTGGTCATTACCACCACCTGCGTGTTATGCCTACGGGCAGGTCGCAGCGGACGGGGAAGTCTAAGTGGTGGTTGCAGTGCCCTACTCTCGATAACGGCAGCGACTGGTTTAGAAACAAATCGGGCGACGACAGTGACCCTGGACTATTGGTCTTTGAGGTCAATGATGATGGTTTCGATTTGCAGTCGTTGACTATCTTGTAGGTATAACCGTTGGTGGTATTTCTCGCCTAACGGTTGTAAGTGAGGTTTCGGGTTGCCCCCGGTGGTCTACTTTTGGTGGCGCTGTGAGCGCTCGTGCGCATCGTGAGGTGTGCAACCCGGATACTCTCCCGGCTGGTCGTTTCGACGGCTTGTGTCGGTGATAACCCTCGTCAATGGCGGCGGGGTAGCGCGACGGTGTGAGGCCGTTTCATTGACCGCGTGGGGGCCGTGGAAGAACGCGGAAGAGTCCCCGATAACTGAATAGGTGCACGTTGTCCCGGTGCCGCATACGGGGCTTTTTCTAGACCGACTAGGGATTCGAGCGCATCATGTGGACTCACCGCAAATATCATTTGGCGTTGGAGCGTAAAACCATGCTTGGGCGGTTCGTGAAGTGGGTGCGTCGTGGGTGACTTTTTCCTCAGTGCGGCGGATAAGTGTGATGCGCAGGGTTGCCCTGCTCGAGCTTACGTGCGCGTTGTTTTGACGCCTGGCGAGTTGCTGTTCTGCAACCATCATGGGCACCAGTATGAGGCGCGGCTGCGTGAGGTTGCGTTGATGCTGTTCGATGAGTCGTCGCGTGTTGACGTGAAATTGGATGCGTCGGCATGATCGCGGAGCAGGTTGACACTGAGATCCTTGATGAACTGGATTTTGAGCCGCCGTGCGAGGGTGAGGCGCACGCTTTGGCCCGGTATGGGCATAACCCTGAGGAGTCGGCGGCGTATCTGATTCGGTGCAGGCAGGGTGGCGACAGTGTTTTGCAGTGCGCGTCACGGGTTGCGTTCATGCGTGCATGTTCGGTGATGAAGTGTTCCCGGTGCGGGACGGTGCATCGGATTGACATGTTCGAGTTCATCCCGTTGGGGGAGACGACGTGAACAACTTTTTCAGGTCTGCGGAGTCGGTGACTGTGTCGCGTGGTCTGTTCGATTGGTTGGTTGACCAGTTGGAGCAGCCGGCGCGGGCGAATGATGTGTTGGTGCAGTTGTTGCGGGTTCATGGGGAGCGTGATGAGTGACGTTGAGGTTGTTTCTGATGCTGCTGGCCGGGTTGAGGCGCGGTTGTGGCGTTGGCATGGGTGCGAGTTTTGTGGGGTTGAGTACAGTTCCGTTTCGGCCATGTTGGCGTGTGAAGAGGAATGCGCTGCGGCGCACGGCTGATGCGTACGGGTCAGTTCGGCGTGGTGCACACGTCGGGTAAGTATGCGACTGCGATCCGCTTGTTTCAGTCGTTGCGGGTGCCAGCACATTTGGCGAAGTACACGCATTCGGTGATCGCTATTGATGGTGAACGGATCATTGAGGCGTGGCCTGGTGGTGCGCGGATCGCTTACGCGGATGAGTATGATGCGGCGAATATTGTGTGGTCGACGTTTGATCATACGGCGAGGCAGGCGGCTGCGATTCGTGATTTTGCGCGCGCCCAGTTGGGGAAGCAGTATGCGTGGGAGGATGTGCCTCTGATCGCGTTGGCTTTGGCGACTGGTGAGCACACGCCAACGTGGGTGGACCGGAAGCTGTCTTCGGATGATCGGTGGATTTGTTCGGAGTTGGTGGATGCGGCGTTCCAGAGTGCGGGGATACCGTTGTTTGCGGGGATCCAACCGTCTGCAGTGTATCCGGCGATGCTCGCCCAGTTGATCCTGTAAGCGTGTTTTACGAGTTCACCATCAGATGCGGATGATGCCCTGGTCGGCGAGGATCACAAGAGTGGTGACACCGGCCAGGATGAGCATGACGCAGGCACCGAAGATGATGATCCCGGCCGGAAGCGCCTCGGGTTTGTCGTCTGTTTCGGTCATGATTGACGGATCTGGTAGATGCGTGCCCGTGACAGGCCCGTGAGTCGGGCGAGTTCGGTTGCGCCGGCGCCCAGCTCGAAGCAGGCGCGGATCGCCTCGTCGCGGTCATGCTCGGCAGCGTCGGCAGCGTCATGGGCTGTGCGGGCGTCTTTGACGAGTCCGGCGAGGTAGTGGGTGTCAGCATCATTCAACATAAATTTAGTGTAGGGGACTAGACACTATCTGTCTAGCGCGCTACACTATAAATATGAGCAGACTCTTCGGGAGTTCAAGAGCAGACGCAACCACCAGGAAGCCAGACAGCCCAGAACATCCCAAAAGGTGCGGTATATAACCCGCACAAGCCCCGACTAACCATCGGGGCTTTTCTCACGCCCAAACCCAGAAAAGGCGACCGATGACAATCACTGAGCTGATCACAGCACTCGAAACGATCCGCACCGTCGCAGGAGACCTGCCCGTCGTATCCGAGTTCGGAGAATTCTTCGACTACGACTGGATCGCGGGAGCGAAAGTGGTGGATGTCACCAAAGACGGCGACAAACCATACGAGAACGATTCTGCGACCGGTAAAGCCGTCAAACTTTCCTACACGTAGAACCTCAACCCCAGACGAGGAACCACCACGGAAACATTCACGGCAGCCGATCTGAGGACACAAACCGACCTGAACTAGTCAGCAAGAGCCGCCATCCACTACCTCAACTCGCAAACAGCACACCAATAACCGAGTCGTGCTCGTCGCGCCAATGTTTTTCTACATGGCGTAGAAATCCCCGCGATGTTAGAGCGTGTGGATAACTCGCACAGCGGGCATCCCGCGTCTACCCAGATAGACATAACGGTTATTATCGGCGCCCGTTTGCGGGCAGAGCATGGCTGTGGATAACGCACCGTCAGCTCACGTTCACACCCTGATTTTACCGGAGGTGCCCAATGGCCGGCCATCTCACCACACCAGACGGTTGGACACCCGAGTTCCCAGGGCAACGACCACCATTTGCACCAGGCAACAAGCTCGCAGTCACACACGGCGCATTCTCCGCAACCCGTGTCGACCCGATCGCGCAACGCATCATCGAAGAAGCCGTCTCCGACCCGACCACCTCCTACCTGGCAGCACCCAAATTCCATGCCGCACTCTGGAAATGGGGTGTAGCAGAAGCCCGCGTCGAGTTGATCAGCGCATGGGTCGACAGCCTCACCATCGAACAGGCAGCAAACAGTCAACGCGGACAAACACCACCCCTCGAACTGCTACGCAAATGGATGGCCACCTCACTCACACTCGCACGCGACCTCGGCTTCACACCAGCATCCGCAGCACGGTTAGGCAAAGACGTCGCCAGCACCCAGTACGACCTCGCACGCATCCTCAGCGCCGACGACACCCCCTGAACACACATTCGACAGTGACAGACACTCCCACCCCCCCTATTCGAACATGCGTACGGTCGGATGTGCCCCGAAAAATATCAGATGGTTTTCCGAAGTCGGTTTTCCCCCTTGGTTGTGGTTTGCCGTAACGCGCTGTGCGCCCGTTTGCGGGGTTTTCATGTCGTTCTTGGGTGATTGTATGTTTGAGGGTTTGAACGCGTTAGATCGGCTCCTGTCGAATATGTGTTTATTGGCGTGTAGCTCAGTTGGTAGAGCGGGTGACTGTTAATCACCGTGTCGCGGGTTCGATTCCTGCCATGCCAGCGTTTGGGGGGTCATCGTGGATGTTGCAACCCTGCGGTCTGATCCGGGTGTGTTTGCGGATCGTGTGCTTGGTGAGTGCATGTGGGGTTACCAGTTGGAGTTTGCGCGGTCTTCTGCACGGTTTCGGGTGGTGGCTGCGGGGCGGCAGGTTGGTAAGTCGCGGACGTTGGCGAAGGTGTCGTTGCATGAGGCGACTACACGTTCGAATGTGCTGGTTTTGGTGGTGTCTGCTGGTGAGGAGGCTGCGAAGCGTCTTTTGGCGGATTGTGTGGCTTTGGCGAATGCGTCGGAGTTGTTGTGTGGGTCGATTGTTGATGACGGGAAATCGCTTTTGACTCTGACGAATGGTTCGACGATTCGTTCGGTTCCGGCGTCGATTCGTCAGATTCGTGGTTGGCCTGTCGATTTGTTGATTGTTGATGAGGCCGGGTTTATTGATAACGAGATTTGGGATGCTGCGTTGCCGGCGATTATTGCGCGGCCTGGGTCGAGGGTTGTTGTGGCGTCGTCTCCGTGGGGTTCGTCTGAGCATTGGTTTCGGAAGTTGTGGAACCGGGGCATGGATGCGCCGGATGAGTTGTATCGGTCGTGGCAGTGGTCGTCTTATGATTCACCGTTGGCTGATAAGGGTCTGTTGGATGAGTTGCGGGTGTCGAGGACTGCGGAGTGGTTTGCTCGTGAGGTTTTGGGCGAGTTCACTGAGGATTCGGGGACCTATTTTTCTGAGCGCGAGTTGATGGATGCGGTTGCGGATTACCAGTTGTGTGCGCCGGAGGATTTGGAGTGGTGGACGGATCAGAGGTTTGCTGCTGCGGGTGGTGTTGACTGGGGTTTCGCGCATGATGCGAACGCTTTGACGTTGGTGTCGGTGTTGGAGGATTTTGGTGCGAACCGTGGCATCTTGGGCGACAAACTGGCCCTGTTTATTCCGTGGTTTGAGTACAAGTATCGGTGGGCGTACACGGATTTCATTGACCGTGTTGTTTCGGTGGCGTGTCGGTATCATTTGCCGGTGATTGCGTCGGAGACGAATGGTGTTGGCCAGTATCCGACAACCATGTTGGATGACAAAATGTCGGAGGCCGGGTTTTATTCGGCTGTGGCCCCGGTGGTTACGGATGTGAAGCGTAAGCAGTCCGGTTTCGGGATGATCAAGGGCCTGTTGCAGTCGAGGCGGCTCGTGCTGCCCAGAGATCCCGAGTTACTGAAGCAGTTGCGCGGGCTCGAGTTTGAGCAGTTGCCGGGCGGGTCGTTGCGGATCTCGGTCCCGGACCGGGTGGGGCATGACGATGTTGCCATGAGTTTTATGCAGGCAGTGTCGTCGGTGCGCCTGGATTTGGCTGTGCGCGGTCGGATGCCGTTTGGTGAGTCGCAGTTGGTGCCGGCTGATAGCGAGTTCGTTAGCACAAGTTCGGGTGTGCGGGTGCCGGTGAAGGCGCGTCCGGTGTCGTTTCACCGTGACGCGTTCGCGTATCCGCGCGGTTCCGAGGCTGGTGAGGGCTGGTAAATGGCAGTCGAGAATAGTTACCGCATCTGGCATTTCGCTTACGTCCGCTGGTACGACAACCTCGCAGCAGGCCATCGGATGCGTGCCGCAGTGTGGGGCGCGTACGCCGATGCGATCTGTCGCTTAGGTATCCGCGTTTAGGGCCGGTAGCCCATAAAATGTTCGGCCCCTTCGGGGGCTTTTCGTGTTTAAACACCCGGAAGGGGTGCTCATGCCGCTGCCCGTTTCGGATACGAAGTCTCAATGGCCTCCGGAGAACATGGAGGCCATTTTTGCTCACATGGCCCAATGGTCGGCGTGGTATTCCAACGAACTATCAAAGTTGCAGGCCGCGTACGGTGGCGGGGTTGCAGCAGATTCGACAGGGTTTTTCGCGTCGGACACGGGCGGTTTCAAACCGACCATCGGTCAGCGGATGCAAAGGTTTTTTGTGGGTCAACGCCCGTTGGGGGCGAACCGTAACACGAAACTGCCTGTCCCGATGGGTGGCCTGATTTGTCAGGCTGTAGGCGACTTGTTGTATGCGGATCCGCCGACGTTCACGGTCCGTATCGATGTGGATCATGATGGGTCCGGGGTTCCGGCTAAGACGGCGAATCCGACGCAGGAACGTTTGAACGAGCTCGCTGATGCGGGCATGTACACAATGTTGGCGCGGGGTGCTGAGGTTGGTGCAGCGTTGGGCGGCCATTTTCTGCGGGTTGCGTGGGATAAGAACGTTGTCCCTGATCGGCCGTTCCTGGATGTTGTGGATGCGGATCAGGCATTGCCGGAGTTCCGGTGGGGTCACCTTGTTGCTGTGACTTTTTGGTCTGTGGTGGCGCGTGAGGGTGTGAAGGTTTGGCGTCATCTGGAACGGCATGAACTGTCCCCGTTGGGTGTCGGTGTGATTCTGCATGGCCTGTATGAGGGGGAGGAGGAGCGGCTCGGTTACCGGGTTCCGTTGTCGGATCGTCCTGAGACGATGCCGCTGTTTGTTCTCACTGAGGGTTCCGCGGTTGCTGGGCAGGTTGATTCGCAGTCGCCTGGTTTGTGCGTCGAGTATGTGCCGAATCAGGGGCCAACCCGGTTGTGGCGTACTGATGTGGTGGGCCGCCATTTGGGGCGTTCGTCGCTTGATGGTGTTGAGCATCTGATGGACCAGTTGGCGGAGACGTTGTCCGATTGGATGCGTGCCCGCCGTGCCGCTAAAGCCCGCGTCTGGTATGACAAGTCTTTGCTGGGTAACCCTGGGCCGGGTAATGGTGCGATTGCTGACCTGGATCAGGAAACGTATGTGGGTGTGTCGGATCCGGCTAAGGGTCCGAATGTGAAGATGACGGACAAAATGCAGGTGTTGCAGCCGCAGTTTGATCCGACCGGGTATGCGAAGACTGCTGAAATGTTGGCGGAGCAGATTCTGACGATGTCGGGGTTCACGACGCAGACGTTTGGTTTGGGTCAGACTACGTCGAGGTCGATTGAGTCGACGGCGACCGAGGTTGAGGCTCGGGAACGGTTGACGTTCTTGACGAGGGGCCGGTTTATTCGGACGCAAACCCCGCATGTGGCCAGGATTCTTCAAAAATTGTTGGCTGTTGATAAAGCTATTTTCGGTACTCCGAATGTGGTTGCCCCGATTTGGGTGGAGTTCCCGGATTCGGTGCAGGAGTCGATGCTGAGGTTGGCGCAGACAACGCAAACTTTGTTCGCGGGGCAGTCTGCTTCTTTGGATGAGCGTGTGAAGATTCTGCACCCTGACTGGAATGACGACATGTGGGATGAGGAAGTGGCGAAGATCAAGGCTGAGTTCGCTGAGCCTGTCACGGACCCGTTCTCGTTGCCGGCTGAGAAGCCGCCTTCGCCGGGGGATGTGAACCCGGTTCCTGGTGCACCGAAGTCTGCTAACGCGATTACGTAGGAGGTCGAATGTCTGACCCTCAACCTGATCATGCGACGGTTGTTGCTGCCGTGTCTGCGGCCCTTGTCGGGTTGTTCGCGGTAGCGCAACTGTCGTTGTTGGGCGGGTTCGCGGCGTTGATTGCCCGGTACGGGACAGGCGGCCTGTTGTTGTTTGGGATGCGTAAAGCTGCACGTCGGACGGCGGGACAGTTGGATGCCCGTGTGCCTGCACTGGTGGAGCATGCTGTGATGCAGGCTGCCGCGTCTGGGGCCGCTGCGGGTGGGTCGGGGACACCCGCTGACGGCGGTTCACTGTTCGGGGATTCGTGGGAGTCGCATGCGGAACGGTCGGCGCGGGCGATCCGTGAAGACTTGGCCGGGAAACTGAACCAGTTGAATTATCCGATTCTCCGGTTCGCTGATGACGCTTACCAGGCTGTAATTTCGGATGCGGCGCAGGAGCAGGTGCTCGGGTCGACACCAGCTCGCGCGCAAGCGCATGCGTACCGGGATTTGACCCGGCGCGGTGTTGACGGTTTCACGGATTCGCGTGGCCGTAAGTGGGAGTTGTCCGCATACGTGGAGATGGCGGTTAGGACGGCGGTGCAACGGGCTTACAACGTGTCCCATTTGGACCGGATGCTGTCATTGGGGATCCACTATTTCACGGTCACGGATGATGGGCACCCGTGCCCGTTGTGCGTCGTCTCAGGGACCGTCGTTTCTGGTCCGGCTCCCGTAGGCGCTGTACGTACGGAATACACGGGCAACCTCGTCACCATTCGCACTGCCCTCGGCAATGAGTTGACCGCGACGCCCGACCATTCGGTATTGACACCCAACGGTTGGCGTCGAATGAAGGATCTCGCGCCAGGCGACAAGGTCATCCACGACGGCGGGCAAGAGTTGCTGGCGAGTCTCACGATGCCAGATCACGTACAGGTGCCAACCCGCATCGAAGATGTCGTCAAGCCGGGGCTGCCATTGCTTCTTGCGCGCCCAACCAGTGGTGAACTCGACGTCAATATCGTCTACCGCGAAGTCGAGGTTGTAGATCCCAACCGAGTGTTGCTGAGTGAAAGCGATCTGGCGTTCGCGGAGCCATTCGGCGACTTGCTCCTCATACCGCGAGTCGGAGAGTGCCTTTCCTGCCTTAATGAGCGAGGTCTTGCGCTTAGTCTCGACGGAGCGAGGGACGCCACGGCTAGCATCGTGGGCCGCGCGGACCATAGCCTGCCGCTCCTCGGGAGTGCGAGCAGCCCATTGAGCGCGAGCATTGGCGGAGTGCAATTCGGAAAGGACTTGAGGGTCCACCGCATCGAGTCCAGCCTTGAGACCGTGCCAACGGGGGCGAGCAGTGACACCGGCCCTACGGATGTAGTCGCTCGCACTTACGTTGCTGATGCCGAAGGCGGCACCGACCTCGCGTTGGGTTTCACCAGCAAGGTAGCGGCGGACGAGATCGTCAGCTTGGAGATCAGTCAGTTTTCGGGGCATGTTTGGGACATCCAGACTCGTCAAAATTGGTATTCCTCTAACGGAATTATCTCACATAATTGCGCCCCGTGGGAGGGTGCCGTGTTGACGGATGGTGTCCCGGATGGTGTTGCTGCGGCGACGATTGCGGATGCGACCGCGGCAGGGCTATTTCACCATAACTGCCGCCACGTTTTGGTGGGCTTCATCCCTGGTGTGACCGTGCTGCCCGCCCCGCACGTGTGGAACGCGGACGATCAAGCCAAGTATGACGAATCGCAGCGTCAACGCGCTATCGAACGTCAGATTCGTGCGGCGAAACGTGAACTCGCAGGGGCACCTGACCCGGAGTCGAAGCGTGCGGCGCAACAGTCTGTGAGGGCGGCGCAGGCGCGGATGCGGCAGTTCATTGATGCTACGGGTCGTGTGCGTAACAGTCGCCGCGAACAGTTGAATCTTGGCAATAAACCTTAACCATTTTTGTAAAGGAAGGCGTCCCGGTGGGGCGCCTTTTTTCATGCCCAAAAGTCCCGCCAGGTGCGGGTGAAACCGATATGAGCCCAGGAGGCCCAATCACCATGTCTGATGTAACCCCCGAACCTGTTGCACCCGTTTCTGCGCCCGTTCCTACCCCCCCGCCCCGGTTGAGCCTGCCGCCCCGACACTCAGTGTCGAAGCACTCCAAAGCGAGTTGGAGAAGGTGCGTCGGGAAGCGGCCGCGAACAGGGTCGCGAAGAACGCGGAAACGGAACGTGTCAACGCGATCCTCAAAGCTGCGGGCATCAAAACGGATGACCCCGACCCGGTAGAGGTTGCGAAACAGTCCGCGTCCGAGGCGCAGGCGGCGAAACGTGAACTCGCCATCTTCAAAGCTGCTGCGACAACCGGTGCCGACCCGACACGCCTCCTCGACTCCAATTCTTTCCTAGCTTCCATCGCCGGACTGGATCCGTCCGATGGTGCCGCAGTCAATGCGGCGATCACGGCTGCTCTTGCAGCTAACCCAAATCTCAAAGCGGTCCAGGCGGCGGCAGCGAGCGGCACAGAACTCGGCGGGTCCGGGGAGCAAGGCCAAATCACCGAAGCGCAGCTCGCGCGAATGTCCCCTGAACAGATCGTGGAAGCCCAAAACAAGGGGCTTCTGCGGCATCTGCTCGGCGGCTAACCACCTGAAAGTAGGAGAAAATGAGTATTGCTAATTTCCGGCCGGAGATTTGGAGCGCCAACCTTCTGGTTGCGTTGCGCCCGAAGCTCCAGTACGGCGCATTTGTGAACCGTGACTATGAGGGCGAGATCAACCAGGCCGGCGATACCGTCCGTATCACGTCGATTGGTCGACCGACGGTCAACACGTACGTCCCGAACTCGACCGTCATCACCCCGGAGCAGGTCACTGATTCGCAGCGAACCCTTGTAGTGGATCAGGCGAAGTATTTCGCGTTCGGTGTTGACGACGTGGATCAGCGTCAGGCTCGCGGGAACGTGATCCCGCAGGCCATGGACGAGGCGGCGTTTGCTTTGGCATCCGTCATCGACGGGTACATTGCGTCGGCGTACACCGGGGTGCAGGCCGCGAACGCTCTGGGCGCGGTAGCCATCAACTCGTCCACGACTCCGACTGATGCGATCGACAAGGTGATCCGCCCGTTGAAGAACGCGCTGGACAAGGCCAACGTTCCCTCGCAGGGGCGCACCGTTGTTGTCACACCCGATTTCTACAACCTGTGCTTGCTGTCTGACGCACGTTTTGTGTCGAACGCGGCAGGTAACGTCCAGTCGGCTCTGAACAGTGGTGTGATCGGTTCCGCGTACGGGTTCAATGTTGTGGTGTCGAATGTGGCCCCGAACCCGGCTGGCAGCCAGTATGCGATCATCGCTGGCACGACTGCGGCTTACACGTTCGCTGAGCAGATCAGCAAGGTTGAGGCGTACCGGCCGCAGTCCTCGTTCGAGGACGCTGTGAAGGGTTTGACCCTGTTCGGCGGCAAGCTCGTCCGCCCCGATTCGTGGGCTACTGCCCTCGTGACCGTCTCCTAGGAAAGGAAGGCTAAATCATGGCTCGTGTAGCTCTTGTCCCTAACGCTCTTACGGCGAACGGTGGGATCGCTGATCCTGCCGGTACAGCCTCCGTGGCGGGTGCCGGTAACGGTTTCATCATCGCCGCGTCCGCACGTCCGCAGCATGAAGTGTTCCTTCGCGCTTCGAACGCTTCGGGCGCATCCGCAACCATCACCATCCTGGCCGGTTCGCAGCCGTCCGCGATCAGTTCGGGTGTCGGCCCGGTCGTGGTGACTGTTGCGAACGCGGCAACACAGTGGATCGGCCCGTTCGACACGTCGCGTGTGCAGCAGCCTGACGGCTCCCTGCTCATCGAAACGTCCGCGGTCCTGACCGTTACGGCGTTCACGTCGGATGGTCGGCGCGTCTGATGGCTAAAACGGTCCACATTCTCGGTGAGGGTGGCTCCATTTTTCAAATGGATTTGCCCCTGTCCGAACCGATTGCGGACCGTCTTGCTAAGGGGTACCTGAAGCGTGTGAACGCGGACGGTACCCCTTACAAGGAAACTGGACGGACCAAACCTGCCCCGTACGCATCAAAAACGGAGTGGGTGGGTTGGGCTGTTCACGTCTCCCAGAAGACGGTACCGATAACCCCGGATGACGCTGAAGCGTTGACGAAACAGGATCTGATCGAGCGTTACGGCGTCCAGTAGGGGGCATCATGCCAGCATATTATGGCGACTTTGTTACCCCTGAGTCGTTCGCGACGGTAACCGATTTGACCACATACACGGGGGGCGCGGCACCGGCCAACGCCACCGCTCTTCTGCGGTCGGCAACCACTTTGGTGCTGCGGGAAACCAGGCAAGCATATTACGACGTTGATGTGACGACCGGGTTGGCGACGGATGCGCAGATCAGTGGTGCACTGAATTTGGCGACTGTTGTGCAGGCGGCGGCGTGGGCGGCTATCGGGTTTGACCCGTTGACGGGTGGTGTGATCACACCGTCTGTTGCGACATCGAAGAAGATCGGGTCGGCGTCGGTGCAGTTCGCTGATGCGGCGTTGTCTGCTGCTGCACGAGCTGACGCGTTGACCAGGCTTGTTCCGGAAGCGGAACGCATCCTCGAACTACAAAACTTGCTGATCCCGAACCCTTGGACGTTCGGATGAACATTTTCGATGATTTCTTCACCATTCATACATTCGTTGTGGAAACGTTCCTAGGCGCTGGGGCGTCAGGGAACGTGTACGCCGCAGCGGTCACCGTCCCATGCTTCTCTGACGACGCCAGACGGCTCGTGCGGAACAAGGATGGCGAGCAGGTGATCTCCGAATCGATCCTGTACACGTACTTGGAGAACGCGCCCCTATTCACTCCGGGAACGCGGGTGACGGTCCTCTCCGACGCTGACACGGACGAACTCGACCCGTCCAGGGCTGCACTGGTAACCCGCGTGACCGCGTACGACGCCGGCACGCTGTCGCTGCCTGAACATGTTGCTGTGACTCTCGCCTGATGTCGATCGAGTGGGAGTTCAACCTCGGATTCGGCAGGCTCCGCGCTGAAATGGAAGGCGCGATTATTCTCGCCGCGGGCAAAGCGATGGAGATTGTTAGAGCGGAAGTGACCCCGCTGGTTCCTGTGGAAACGGGGAACCTTGCCGGGTCTGGCGATGTCACCGTTGTGGGACATACGGCTGAACTGCTGTATCCGGGACCGTACGCCCGATATCAGGAGTTCGGCGTGTATTACCGGCACGGAAAATTCGGCGCACCACTGTTGCACACGCACGGGCAGTCTTTCTTCCTCCTAACCGGGGTCCATTTGGGTGCACCGGCCGCTATGGAGTCTTTGCGTCGCGACCTGTTCGACGTGTTCTAAGGGGGGCATACATGTCTATTATCCGTGATGTTCTCCAAGGCGTTGCAACCCTGATCGGGGATTATGGGGTTGCGAAATATGCTCCGACAGGCACATACGGGCCGTCTGACACTGCCGTGTTTTTCAAGATCATGCCTGCAAACCCGGATCGGGTTGTTGTGCTGAATGCGTGGACGATGAGCACGGACCCGCGGAACCCGGAAGGTGTCATCAATTTGCAGGTTGCGTGCCGTGGCGTCGCCGGAGACCGGAACGACGTAGACGACCTCGCGGACACTGTGCAGGCGCTTCTTGACTGTGCCGCCGGTCAGCAGCTCGGGTCGGTGATGGCTTCGCAGATCCTGTTCCGCTCATCGGTGCCGATGGGTGAGGACGAGTCGAACCGGGAAGAACGCGCCGACCATTACCTCATCAACGTGGACACGGACCCGACCGTGAACCGTCCCGGATAACCAAAAAGTTTCCCAGCACACCACCGGCCTTCGGGCCTTTTTTACGCCCTGAACGCCTGAGGAGGCACAATGACTGACACAATCACCCGTCTTGCACGGGATTGGAAACTGGATGTTTCCACGGACAATATCAATTGGGTTCCGTTGGTGGGGATGAATGATTTCTCCGACACTGTGACCCCGAACTTGGTTGATTCGTCCGACTATGACACTGACGGGTGGGGTTCGTCTGAGCCGACCTTCCAGGACTGGAAGACCGTTATCAAACTGAACCGGAAAGCGACTGCGGGGGTGAGCGATCCGGGGCAGGAGATTCTTCGTGCATGCCGTGGTCAGTTCGGTGATGCGGCCCGCGCGTATCTGCGTTGGTACAAGCGTGCGGATGGGTCTGAGGCGCAGTCTGGTCGGGCGATCATCGAATGGGCACCGTCGAAGACGTCGAACAAGGATTTGGAGGAGATCCAGGTCACGGCGACTGGTGATGGTGTCCTGTCGTCGATTTCGAATGTGGATGTGACGCCTCCGGTTCCGACGATCACTTCGGTTACCCCTTCTGGTGCTGCTGCGGCCGCGCAGATCACTATTTACGGTTCCGCGTTTACGACCACTGTTGCGTCTACTGGTGTGAAGGTCGGCGGTGTTGCTGCTGTCCCGTTCACTGTTGTGTCCGATTCGGTCATTGTTGCAACGATGCCGACCGGTGCTACTGGTGCGACGACTGTTGTGGTAACCAACTCGACGGGTGCGTCTGCCGGGTTCGGTTACACCCGGAGTTGATAGCTGGGCTGTGCCGGGTGCTGGGATCCGGCACAGCCCGTTCATGTTTACCCCAGCGCTCCCAGTGAAGGAAAACCCATGTTCAAGGATTACAACGAGGTTGCGGAACCATTGGTGCTCCCGATCAACGGGAAACCGTATACGATCCCTCCCGTCACAATCGACGGGGGTGCGCGTTTGACGGACGCGCTCAACCCCGACACGGATGTGACGATCACCGATGAGGAGTTCACTCGCATTCTCCTTGGTGTTGCGTTGGATGAGATGCGCGCCGACCATGTGACCCCGGCTGCGATCATCCGTGCCACGATGACGGCTTTAGCGGGTTGGCAGCGGGACCGTGCCACAGCTGAGGTGATGTGGGAGACCGGTGGCGACCCAAAAGCGGTGAAGTCGTGGGTGAAGACGGTAACGAACCGCGCTCAGCGGCGTTCAACCTCGACGACTACGGGCGCGGCACGTACCACCCCGAGTCGGGCCTCTGGGACTACTACGACGTCCCGGAAGAAGTCCAGCAGCGGCAAGTAGCCCCGTCGTGGGCGGACGTGTTGGAGGAGTGGCCCCTCGTTGAGGGTGCTTTCCAGCATGTGTATCAACTGGATTTGTCTGACCTGTTGCACACCCGGTCGTGGCGTTGGTTCGCGGTGCGGGTGTCGTATCTGATCGCGGTTCCAGGTAACCCGCTCAACACGGTTTTTGGTCCAAAACATGAGGGCGGGTGATTCCCAGTGACTACACCGACTGAGGAAGGTTCGATTGTTGCCCGGTTGAAGGTTGATGATTCGGATTGGAATCTGAAACTTGATCGTGCTGAGGCGCGTGCCCGCGAGTTGGGGCGTGTTGATCCGACGATTCGTGTGAACGCGGATGTTGCGGATGCGTTGGCGAAGATCGAAGCGGTGAACGCTGCCGCGGATTCTGCTGGCGGTGGAACAAAATCTGCGGGTGGTGCCGGCTATGGTGCTCTGGTGGCGGGTGCGATTGCTGTGGCGATCCCATTGGCCCAGTCCCTGACCGGGTATGTCGTGGGCGTGTCTGGTGCTCTTGCGGGTATGGGCGCTGCCGGCGTGTTGGCTGTTCTTGGTATCAAGAATGCGATGGCTGAGGGCACATCGGTAGGGGTAACGTATTCGGCCGGGTTGCAGGCGTTGAAAGGCGACCTTGACCAGTTGGAGCAGACCGCCGCGTCCGGTGTGTTGTCCGCGTTCCAGACGGCGGTTGCCCAGATCAATCAGGCGATGCCGGGGCTGAATGGTGAGATTGGACAGTTCTCAAACCAGTTGGGTACTGTTGGCGGTTCCGTCTTGCAGGGGGTGCTCAACGGGTTCCGTATCCTGAACCCGCTGTTCATGCAGGCCGGGCAGTATGTGGAGTCTCTTGCGGCAGCGTTCGATTCGTGGACGTCCAACGGCGGTTTGCAGTCGTTCGCGTCATACGCGCAGCAAACGTTCCCGAAGGTTGCCGACGCTCTCGCTTCGCTAACGAATCTTGTCGTAGCTTTGGGTTCCGCGTTCGCCCCACTCGGCGCACCGGTCTTTGATCTTGTGACGAAACTCGCGGATTCTTTGATCGGTGTCAGTCAGGCCATTCAACCTGTGATCGGTGCGGCCTCGTCTTTGATAAAACTGTTTGACCTGTTGCCGACCCCGATCATCGAAGGACTTGCCGTTGCGACCGGTGTGCTGGCAATCGCGTTCTCTACCGGGAACAAAAAAGCTGGCGCGCTAAAACGTACGATGGGTTCCCTGTCGAACGCGGCAACCAGTTTCGGGGGTGCACTCCCAATCGCGGCACTCGTGAGTTTCATCAACCAGTTGAGCATCATGGGTGGCGAAGCTATCGCGAACGCTGTAAACAACATGGACGGCATGTCCGCGGCTATGAAGCAAGTTGATTCCGCCGTCGCGTCTGGCGATCTCGGGTCGGCTACGACGCAACGTAATGCCGATAAAATCCAGCACGCAGTGACCGGTATCCGCTCCTCTATGGGCGGTTACATGGGTTTCATGATGGACGCGTCGAAGTGGATTCACGCTAACGGCCTGGACTTCTTCGGGGGTGCTGAGCAGGCGGCTGTGCAGGGCAGCGCGGGGAAGATGCAGGCTACCCTTGACGGGCTGAAAACGGCGAAGGAAGCGGCAGCGCAGGCGGCGAATGCTGCGGCGGCAGCTAATGCTAACGATGCTCACAGTATGGGGTTAGCGTCAACCACCTACATGTCGTTGACAAGTGCCGTGAATGCGGCAACTGCAGCATCGAAACAGTTCCAAGCCGAGCAGGATCTACTCAACGGGGTAACCCAGTCGGTGGAGCAAGCCAATATTACGTTGGCGCAGTCGTATCAGACGTCGGCGTCCACGATTGCGGCGAACATCAAAGCAGTTGGCAAAGCTCAGGCAACATCCCTGGATATCAACACGCAGTATGGTGCGCAGAACCATCAGATGGTTCTCACCGAGGTGCAGGATGCGCAGGCGGCTGCGGCGGCGAAGGTGGCTGCGGATATCAAGACTGGGGCGTCGCAGGCGCGAGCCACGAATGATGGTAACGCCTTGTTGGCGAAGTCGAAGGCTGCGATCATCGCGCATGCGGTGCAGGCCGGGTTGGATGCGAAAGCTGTTCAGGCGATTGTTGATGCCGAGCTGCTGATCCCGCCGAAGGTGACTTCGACTGTGACCGTGTACACGAGTGCGGCAACGGCGTCTCTGAATGCTCTGTTGACTCTGTATTCGCAGTTGGATGCGACTGCTGCGGCTGCTGGTTCGTCGCAGAAGCAGAACCGTACCGCGTTGAAATCTGGTGGTGGCCCGATCTATAGGGCTGCGGGTGGTGCAGTTGAGACGGCATATCTGGCGTCGGGTGGGAACCCGTTTCGGCCTCAGGGTACGGACACGGTTCCGGCGATGCTGACGCCGGGCGAGTTCGTGGTCAAGGAGCCGTCAGCGGCGTACAACCCGGGGTTCATTCGGGCGTATAACGATGACCCGCAGAAAGCGTTGCAGTCCGTCGCGGCACCACGGTTCAATGTGATCGTGCAGTCCAAGGGTGGTGTCGACCTTTTGCAGTATGTCGACGTGCGTATTGAGCAGCAGCAGCAAACAGCTAGTCAGGCCGCGCAACGCGGTTTCCGTGGTGTGAATAGGTGAGGAACCTCAATGACTGATCTTCTGGTATCGATCGATTCTGCGTCGGTGCAGTTCCCTACCGGGGTGCGCAGTGTGATCGCGGCGAACCTTGCCGACATAACCCAGGTTGAGGGCGCCGCCGTGTTCGAGGCTACAGGTCGGGTGCACACGGTGGACCCGTCGATGTCTCAGACTGCGATCCAGTCTGTGATGAACGGTCTGTCGGCTGGGTCCACGATCATTTTCGCGCCGGGCACATACGTGCTCGCCGGGGCGCTGACCGCACCGGCTGTGGATGATGTGATCGTGTCCGCATTGGGTGCCACGTTCCAGCAGACAACGTGGGGTGCTCCAGGGTTTGATCTGATGGGTGCGAATGGTTGGACCCTCGACATTGATCTGGTCCAGTTCACGGGGACACGTGGGAGCATGGGTTCCTCGGTGCGTGGTTCGGCACAGTACGTGTCGACTGCGGGTGTGTGGGCTAATGGGGACCGGATCCATGTCCGCAATTTGCGCACATCGGGCATGGTTTGCGGGGTGTTCTTCTCCTCATGGAACGGGACTTCCACATATGACCGTTATGGGTTGAACAACCGGATCGGGCGACTGCACGTCGAAAGCTATAACTTCGGCGTGCTGTGGGTTGGGCAGAACAATCTGACCATTGATGACATTTCCGGGTATGGCAATCTTGACGATTCTGGTGGTACGAACCCGAATCATTTGTATTACGGGTCCGCAACGACCACTTTCCGGTCCACCAATGTCACGATTCGTCGCGCCTACGCGGAGAACAACCTGAACGGGCAAGCGTTCCAAAACAAGTACTCGGACCGGTTCATGGTGCGGGAGCATGCCGCGTACAACTGCGCGGGCCTGTTCAACCTGATCGACTGCCACGACCTGGATGTTGACGGGGTTTCCGGATCGTCAATTTTGGCGAACTCTGGGCAGGGTGCATTCACAATGCAGATGACCAACCTGAACTCGCAACGCCCGAACGTGCGTAACGTGACCGTCCGGTTGGCCGCGAATGTGGATGAGCAAGGGTTCATGGCAATCTCCGATGATGGCCGGTTCGATAACGTGGCGGTCGAGTCGAATCATTCTTCTGGTGCAGCGTCGACAATCACGGACGTGAATGTGCGCGGTTCCCGGAACCGGTTCCGGGACACGCAGGTCCGCGATCTGGGTGCAGGGCATGTCACGGCGATCGGTGTCGGGTCGGGCACACCGACGACAGCGAACAACACGGTCATCGACTCGCCCGACATTGCAGGTTCCGCTTACGGAGTCAACATCGTCGGCGGGTCGACCGGTGTTGTGATCGACTACGACCCAACACTGCAAGCCCTGTCGAGCACGAACTCGTTCATCACGTCGAGCGGCGGCACCGGTGCAGAGCAGTGGTTGACGCGCTCACGTGCCGCCCGTGCGCTGTCAACGTTCGGTGAGAACCCGGTGGTGAACACGCTGATCGCCGGCACCCCTACAGTTGGTGCGGCGAACTCAGCACTGCAAGTACGGATCCGTCCTACTCGGACGATCACGGTGTCCGGGTTGAAGTGGTGGTCCGTTACGCAGTCCGGGAATTACGACATCGGCATCATCGACGACACCACGAACACCACGCTGTGGTCCAAGGGGTCTACGGCGTGGCCGGTAGCCGGCGTGGTGACGGAAACCCCGTCGGCAGTGGTGCTGCGAGCTGGGCATGACTACCGGCTGGTGTTCGCCGCCGACAATGGGACCGGCACGCTGAGGGGCGCGACAACGGCTGTGTCCGGGATGGATGTTGCGTTGGACGGCAGCACCCTGTCGACTACGGTATCGGCGGCATTCCCGATCCCGTCGACCCTTGTCGCCGGGTCGTCTGGGTCGACTGCTCGGACCCCGTTGATTGTTGTGCTTGGGAGTTGAGTGATGGCCGCGTTCGAGGCATACCAGTTCATAACCGGAACCTATCTGACGAATTCGTCTGTCACAGCGGACCCGTCAGGGAACGGGTATACGACCGGCGGTCTCGTGAAAGACCCGTCAGGGGACGGCTACCAGTTCACGGCGTTGCCGTACTCAACCCCTTCCGTGGTGTCGCAGACCGCCCCGCCGATGGTGGCTGTCACCTGGGATACGGGCGAACTCCCCGCTAACACGAACACTGTTATCGTGTACCGCACTGTTGACGGGGTGGAAACGACAGTGCGGAACGGGTACAACCTGTACGCGGTCGGCGGCGCAATCGTGGACGACTGGGAGGCCCCGATCGGGGTGCCGGTCACCTACCGGGCGGAATGCTTCAACAGTGTCGGAACCGATCTCGGGTCCACAGCATCATCTGTTGCGGTGACAATCCTAGCGGACACGGTGGGGACAGCATGGTTATCGGACCCTCTGGACGAAACATCCCCGGTCAAGGTGACAATGGCCGGTCAGGCTGGGCAAGCCCCGTCACGCCCTATCCCCGGGCAGGTGTACCAGGTTGGTTTACGCACCATCGTTTTGGCGGGTGTGCCAGGCCTGATCAGCAACCTTGACATGGGGTTTTACACGCAAACCACAGCGGACAGGGAAACCGTGCTCGCCCTCGTCAAGAAAGCGAACGGGCTCCTCCTCCTGCGCACCCCACCCCCCATGATGGTGCCCCGGCTCCTGTACTGTTTCTGCCCCGGCATGACCCCCTCCGAGTTCCGGCTCACGCAAGGTGTCGAGAAGATCGCATGGGCAAACCCGGTCACCGAAGTGTCACCAACCACCGCATCCACATCCGTGTCGTCCGTGTCCTGGCAAACATACATTGACGCTTTCCCCACCTGGGCGGACATGGAAGCCGCATACGCCACCTGGTTCGACGCAATGAAAACACCCCCAGTCTAGGAGGCCAATGTGGCTGTCACACTCGACCCGTCCGTGATAGCCGCACTCGAACAATCAGGCATGTCGCAATGGGTTGTTACCGCGTTCTACGGGTCCGAGCAAACAATCCCCTCCACCGCATACCCGGAATACGACCGGGTGCCGGTGAACAGTTCCGGGCAAATCACATTCGACGCATCCGCCACCATCCAAGGCAACGGATCCTTGTACCTGCAAGGCAACGCATCCACCCTGGTCCCGGTGAACATGACGGACCCGCTCGCCCCGTACGGGCAAACGTTACAGATCGTGCGGCGTGTGTTCACTGGTGGCGCATACCAGGATGTGCCCCTCGGCATCTACCGCATCCAGGATGTTCCCGACGCCCGCAACCTGTGGAAGGGGTGGCCGACCATCCCAACGATTATGGGCTGGTCCGCACAGCTCACAATCTGCGACCTGTTCGACATTATCGACGCAGACAATTTTCTTGCCACCACGCAACCCACACCGGGTAACACGGTGTGGGAGGAAATCCAGGCACTGTCACCGCTCCCGGTTGTGCAGTCGTTGCCGGATCAGTCGATCCCGGCGGGTGTGGTGTACCAGTCCCGGATGGATGCTATAGCGCAGCTCATCACGGTGATTGGTGGGGAACCTCATCTGACACGGCAGGGCGCGTTGACGGCTCGGGTGCGTAACAACTGGTTGACCGCGACGACGACTGTTGCAACGGTGAACGGGGTGGTTGATGTTGCGGGGGGAATGTCGAACAACCTGAAAAACAGTGTTGTTGTCACGAATCCGAACAACGCATCAATTCTTGCGATAGCGGAGATCACGGAACCGTCGAACCCGTTGTGTGTGACAGGCCCGTTGGGGCGGCGCACACAAACCTTGTCCGACCCGTTGATGACCACACAGGCTATGGCGCAGACGGCGGCGAACACGATGCTTGCACGACTGTCGTCGCAGAACTCCCGCACTGTCACCGTGTCGTGTCTGCCCCGACCCGACCTTGAGTTGGGGGATTACATCGAGGTCATTGATGAACGGTCGCAAGTGCATTGGTTCGGGGAGGTGCGGCAAATGTCGTTCTCCCTGGACGCGACACAACTCATGTCGATTACTTTGACGGTGGCGGAGACGCAATGAATCTTGAACAGTTGAACGCCGCACGCCTGCAACAGTTGCAGCAGGGGTTGTCAAGGTTGCAGCAGGCAACATGTGTTGCTATCGACTGGGTGAACGGTGTCGCCACGGTGAACGTGCCCGGTTCGATCATGTCATTGCCGATGGTAGGTCAACCGCCGATCATCGGGGGCTTGTGTTGGGTTGGGTTCCTCGGGCTCCAACCGATTGTGTTGGGTCCGGTGGCGCGGCCCGCATTCGGCACAGCAACCGACGTCCCTTCTGCCGGGCTTGTCCCGGTGACGGGGGACGATGGTGTCGCCTATGTGGTGACGTATTCGTCGGATCAGTCGATCACAGCAGGCACACGGGTGCAGATTGATTGGTCCTCCGGTGGGACGGTTGTTGCGTTACCGGAAGCGGACCCGAACACGGGCACATCCTTTGTGGCGACCCCTAACCCGGTAGCAGCACCAACCTCGAAGACGTGGACGTTTTACCCAACAGATTCGGGTACGCAGAACGGGTCCGGGTCTTCCGGTTCCGGGTCGTGGGGCACGAACCAAGTGTATTGCGGCGACACCACTTTGGGTGCCTACTTTTACGGCACCGTCGTCGCCGGGTCCATCCCAGACACGGCAACCATCACATCCGTGAAAGTGTACGTCAACGCTTTGCAAACGTCAGGGTCCGACCCGTCCATCGGGTTGCACCCTTTGGTGTCGAAGTCGGGGAACGTGTCCGTGTCATCCGCGGTCAGTGTTGCCGGCGGGTCGGGGTGGAAGACGTTGCCGAACAGTTTCGGGGACTACCTCAAAACGGGGTCGCAACGCGGCCTATGCACCGAGCATGGCGGCTACCACATTTGGGCACCAGCAGGCACCGGCAATTCGGGTGCCCTGGTCATCACGGCAAAACTTTAGGAGAAACCTGTGGCAGGTAACACGGATTATACGGCGATAGCGAACACGGACCCGATGCAAGGACCATCACAGATCACTGGCGTGTACCAACATTTTGATCCCCTGTTTGGTGAGACTGCGGCGAACAGTGCCGCACTGCCGTCGTCGGGTAACTGGGTGGGGAGACGTATTCTCACACTCGACTCGAACACACTTTTCGTGTGCACTGCACTCCCGGCCACATGGTCGAGAGTGTCAGGCGGCCCGAAGGTGGCGTTGGTTAAAACGATCTCCCAAAACACGGTTGCGGGGACGGTGGACATTTCATGGTCCGCGTCGGCGGCACCGTTCGATAACGCCGGGTTCTACAACACGTCGAACACAACACAGATTGTTGCCCCCGTCACCGGGGCGTATAAGTTCGCCATCAACGTGGGATCCTCGTCAACCGATACGCGGAGTCTCGGTTACAAGGTCAACGGTGGGTCGTTGAACTATTTCTCGTCGAACAGTGGGCAGGTGGGTGCGGCGTCCCATACGGGCGGCAACATTGTCCTGCAATTGAACGCAGGCGACACGGTTGTGTTCACTCTGCTGTCTTCTACCGCTGCTGAGGCAATCGCGAACACGATCACCACCGTTTCCGCCGAGCTGCTCGTCTAAGGGGTGTGTGATGGCAGTTTTCGGTGTTGACACGTCGTGGCCGCAAGGCGACTACCAGCCTGGTAGCGAATCGTTCGTGTTCGTTGGCGCATCCTCCGCTGACGGCGGTTCACTGTTCGTGCAGTTCACGTACGCCCAGCAGGTCGACAACGCCCGCCGTGCCGGGAAAGAGGTTGGGCATTACTTCTTCAACGGTGCCGTAGACCCGGTAGCGGCGGCCAACTTCTTCGCAGAAAACCTCCACGACTACCGCCCCGGCGACGGCATCGCACTCGACGTTGAATCGTCCGGGTCCGGCACCATCCCGGCATGGTCGTGGGGTGACGCAGAAAAATGGGTCGACCAGGTTGCTGCACGCCTCCACATCCCAACTTCGGCGGTCGGGATTTACTGCGACATGTCCACAGTGAACCGTCCAGGCGGGCAAGGCCTCGTAACCCGTGGCTGCTGGTTGTGGATCGCATGGCCAGGCCCCGAATCGCAGATCAGCACCGGGGCGTGGCATGACTGGACGATCTGGCAGTACGGCATCAACGGTGTCGACGTCGACAAAGCTAAAACACCTCTCCAACAGTTGACTGCTGGACCAACATCACTGACACCGCCTGCCGCGGAGGAAGAAGACGACAACATGAAGTCTGTTCAAATGCATTACACCCGCGCCTCCGACAAAGCTTTAGTGCACATCCTGTTCACACCCGGAACCTCCTGGTTCGTCGAATGGACCGAAACCGGGGCGAACATTGCTAACGGGTTCTCCACCGTCCTCGACACGCACGGGTCCATCCAATCCACCGAATCCATGGCCGGTGCGATCAAAGCGGCAGCCGGCCGGGTGCAGTAGTGCCGTCGCTGGATTTCTCCCAAGCGTGGCCTTGGTTGCAATGGGTGCTCGCTGTCGCAGCTGTGGTCGTGTTCGTGGGCGGGGCGGTCAAATATGTGCCCATCCTGCATGGTGCGTTGCGCCGGTTCGTGAAAACGGTTGACAGTCTTGAGGTGCTCCCTGACGAGTTGGAACGTCAGGCGGTGTTCCGGGAGGAAACGAACCGGAAACTTGACGATCTCATGCATGAGGTTTTCCCGAATAGTGGGAAGTCGTTGCGTGACGCGATTGACCGGCAGGAGGCCACGTTGAACGCGGTGCAGGCGAAGTTGGCGAATGACAATACGAGGATTATCGAGTTACAGGCACGCGACCCTCAGGGTCGTTTCAAGAAAGAGGAATGATGGCGTCGATTCAGACGGTTACGAAGTCGGTTATTGCGCGGGATTGGTCGGATGTGGAGCCGAAGGTGCTCGCGTTTGCGGCTACGGGTGTTACCGCGTCGGTTGTGATTGAGGTTGCCGGGTATTTGGGTTTCCATGTGAATGCGGGTTTGGCGTCTGCGATTGCAGTGGTGGTGGCGACGGTTGCGGGGTATGTGAAGAAGTCGACGGTGAAGGACGGGATCGTGTCTGCGGTTGTCCCGAATGTGGTTGCGGATGCGACCGGTTTGGAACCTGTGCCTGCCCCGGTTGAACCTGCGCCCGTGCCGGTTGAGCCTGCACCTGTCGTCTGATGGGTGAAGAGGAGTATCAGGTGCCAACGGATCCGATGGATGATCTTTGGTGTGAGTCCTGTCAGTAAAGAAAGCCCCCTGGGGCGAACCTGTTATGGGTTCGTCCTGGGGGGCTTCTTTTCGTGTTTCAGCCGCGCAAGATTCCATATCCTATGGCTGCTGCGCAGCCGGCGCATGCGATGACGACGCCTGCGATTGCTAAGCCGCGCCCAGATTTGATGCCTGCGCGGGTGTCCGGGATGCCCATAGCGGACAGGAGCAACGCAATTCCGCCACCGAGTAGCGCACTGTATCCGATCCCGCTACCGAGCAGGACGAAGAGCGCCAGAATGAATCCGACAACCGAGACAACAGATGTTGGAGAGGTTGCTGGCGGCGCATAATAGGGGCCCCATTGTGCTCCGTCCCACCATCTTTGATGCCCTAGGCCGTCGTTGTACCAGCCTGCGGGGGCGGATTGCTGAGTTTCGCTCATGGACACATCCTACCGTATTGGTAGCACGTTTGACATAGCGAGTTGTAAAGACGCCGCCATCGTTGTGTGCGCATCCGGCAGCAAATGCCCGTACACGTTCACCGTCGTGGTGATCGATTCGTGCCCGAGCCGGGCTTGAATGAAGGGGAGCGGTGCACCGTCCGCGATCAACCATGACGCGCCCGTATGGCGGAGGTCGTGAATGTTCGGCCGTTTCTCCAACGCCCGTTCAACGGCTGGACGCCACACACGATGATTAAAAGACCCGTACCAGACACGCTCCCGGTTCAGTTTGCCTTGGAATATCAGCTCCGACGCCGGACCGCGGTCACCAAGCAGCGCAACCAGCTCGGGCCACAACGCAATCGTGCGCACACTGCGCCGTGTCTTCGGCACCGACAGGACAGGCCTCCCACCAGGGTTCCGTTTCCACGCCTTACTCACCCGCACAGTCGGCGGGTTCGTATCCGTGCTCAGGTCACCCCACATGACCGCGGTCGCCTCAGACCACCGGCATTGCGAACCGACGAGGAACGCGACCAACGGTTTGTAATAGTCGGGGATCTCCACGTACAGGGCAGCGAACTCGGCACGGGATAAGAACACCGGTTCACGTTTCGTGCCGCGTGTGAGCCGCACTTTATGCGCCGGATTATCTGGCCGTAACGGGGGTCGTATCTCCGTGGCCACCTTGAACACATTCGACAGCAGCGCATAGTAGTTGCGAACCGTCTTAGCAGCCACAGGTGCCCCTGTGCGGGCCGAAACCTGCCCCTCCTGCCAGGTAACCCACCTACCCACATCCTCACGTGTCACAACGTCAACAGGCAGGTCACCGAGGATGGGCAGGAAAGACCGTTCCGCGATGCGCCGGTACCCGTCACGAGTGCCAGCCTCAACACCCGTCAACAACCCAGACCCCGGGTCCAAGTACCGGGCCGTCCACTCCGTCAACGTGGGCGTGTCCGCAACCTGCCCTTGCGTGCGCGCCAACGTGTCAAGCGCCGCCTGCGGGTCGCGTTCCACCCGTTTCTTGAACCGGGTCGCATCCACCTCGGTGAAGAACGATTCCTGACGTTCCGAACCTCGGAGCCGGAAACGAACGCGCCATGTGACCGTGCCGTCCTTATTGGTGCGGAAACTGACAGACGCCATTTACTGCTCGATCACCGGCAGCCCGAACGTCGCAGCCTTCGCGATCAGGTGAATGCTGATTTCCATGGAGAGACTGTCCGCCTCCCGCGACCCCCCCAACATGTCTGCGGCCCGGCGCAAAAGGTCGTCGCCGTAACGGTCAATGGTGGTACGAGTTTGATCATTCATGAGGGTGAGGATACACCGAATGTGGGCGGGAATGTGGGCACAGACTGTTTAGCGGCCTGGGATCCCTTATGTTTACTGGGGTGAGTGACGGGGCTTGAACCCGTCACACAGGTTTTGTGGGAACCGTTGATTTTACTGGGATCGGAGCCGATTTCCAACTGAAACGGTGCAAACGATACCGGTGTTCACACCAACTGGGATGGTTGCTGTCAGGTGGCCCGTGTGGGCATGCCCACACTTTGGAGGGCACGCCGATGCAGTTCCGCAGTCAACCGAACCTGCGGGACACGGTTCAACGGTGTTAACGATGCGAGCGCCGGAATCTCCCCCTCATCGATCACGTCGGCGGCGATCAGCGCGGCGAACGGGTCCGCACGGTAGGCGATAGCGATCAGGATCGCCGCACGCGGCGGGGTGCCGTCGTTCAGCCAGCGCAGCACGGTGGTGTGAGATTTCCCCACCCGCAAACCGATCTGCCGCGCCGACGCACCACCCGTTGCGACCGCGACCCATGCCGCAAACTTGACGGTCACCGCAACCCCCCTTCATGGTGCGTTCCAAACCGCGCCCCAGCATGGGGGACAAACACTGGTTGCACGGGTCCGAACCGTTCCACCATCACACCGGCAACCGGCGCAGGGGCTACGTTACGAACGTGATCGGTCCCCAGCGGGGGGAACGAAACGTAAGGGGATATCATGAGCGAATTGACTCTTCAAGAGTTCGACAAAATGTGTGAAGACATGGGGCTGGACATGCTGCTGGTGCTCAGCGGCGGTTACGCAACTCGTAAGCCCGACGAAAAAACTCAACCTCATCAATCCCGAGCACTTCGATTGCTGCGTACAGCACACGCATAGGCATTTCCGTGATCCCGGCCGTGTACCTGTAGAACACGTTCGGGTGGATGCCGAGTCTGGTAGCCATTTCTTTGCCGGTCATTCCTGCGCCTTTTATTTCGGCGTTCAGTTGAGCGACGGCCGCCTCGGACCTACTCATTCTCTGAGGTTTATTCATAAGGCGTATTGTACGCACAAAAACGTTGAATAAACCCCCAATTTGGGGGAACCAACGAAAACGGTTGTCAAACCACCTAAAACGGTGTACGTTTGCCACATGAGCGCCGCACTAGACAACCTAGCGAACCGGATCCTACGGGCATCGCACACCAAACACTTCACCCGCGAACACCTCTCCGGGATCACCGGCATCGATGAAGATGCGCTGACCACCGGGGATCTGACGTTGGCGCAGGTCGACCAGCTCGCACATGTTCTCGACGTGCGCTTTGAGCATCTGGTGGCCGGCTGATGGAAGCGCTGGTCGACGCGCGCGCTGTCGCTGTCCTATTGGATGTGACACCGGAGACGGTGATCAAACGGGCGAAAGCTGGCGACCTGCCGTTCGTCCCAATGGGCCGCTTGTACCGGTTTCGTCTGACGGATGTGGATGCGTTTCTGTCGGCTCCGCGATCTTTGCAACCTGCACGGTCTCGCACACGTAAACGGGTGACGTAACCCCGTCTTCTTCCCGACTGTTGGTCGGGTTTATCCGGCATGCCCGGAAACAACTTCATGAATCGACATAGCTTTCCGGCGGATGGCACCGAGCCCCGTACTCGCCGGTCAGCAATTCCACACAGTGAGAACCGGTTGAGTGGCGTGCGTCGTGGTGGGCGTGGACGTTTTCCCGGTTCTAAAGTTTCGGCCCTTATGGGGTGTGTAAGCGGGTGAGGCGTCCTGGTGGCGCGGGATCCCATCATCGACGGGGCGGCTGTCCACTATTGGCTCATTACGGTGCCGGGATCATACCCCGGGGACAGCACGAGACCGGCACGGATCAACCTGCTATCTGCGGGCCTGATGGATCAACCGTGCCGGTCCACACAGAAGGGACTGTCATTATGCTGGAACTCATCCTCACCCGAGGCATCCCCGCCTCAGGGAAAACCACCTGGGCACGCGAATGGGTCGCCCGCGACCCCACACACCGTGCACGAGTCAACCGTGACGACATCCGAGAATCCGTATTCGGTGAACTCCCCCGATACGACGAATTCCACGTCACCTGCCTCCAAAACGACATGATCAAAGCGCTGCTCTACGCGGGCCGCTCCATTGTCGTAGACAACACCAATCTCAACGATGTGCACGTGCAGCAACTCCGCAACCTGGGTCGCATGTACACGGCAACGGTGACCATCCTAAACTTTCCCGTCGCCCTCAGCGAAGCGTTGCGCCGCGATACTGGTCGAACCCGCAAGGTCGGCTCTGATGTGATCCGCCGTTTCGCCCACCAATACCCGGCGTGGGTGCTCGCATGACCGGGTTCACGCTCACGCGTCACGCAATCCAACGCGCACTCGACATGGCCGTTGACCCCGAAGAAATCCGGGACGCCTGGAACAAACCCCGCGACACACACAAATCCGGGACAACCGGTGCCGACTACCTCACCCGTGGTCGCATCACACTTGTCACACGCGGCGATGTTGTTGTGACCATCATGTGGGCGCGGCAATCCGACTGGGTGGCCGACCACGAAATCGGCGGCTACGACACCAGACAGCAGATCAAAACCGTTTCACGGGCTGCACAAAAAGCGAGGAAAAAACGATGACCGGCAAGCGTGTTGCGGTTCTCAGCATTTTTGACGCCATGTTGGAGGGGTATGCCCGTGAGGGTGTGCCGATGCAGCAGTTCGCGGATGGTAATGGGCGGCATAACGCATGGAATCTGGTGTGCCCGGATTTTGTGCCTGACGAACTGGTCGAGGAAACGAAATGAGCCTGTTCGGTGATGACTTCCCCGAGTACCGTAACCCGGTCATGATCGCGGGTATCGATTTCAACTTGCCGCCTGTCATCCAAGCGTCAGTGGACGCGATCTGTCAGGCGGAGGAAGCGCACCGGGCCCTGGTGGAACGGGCGGAATCGTCGTGGCTCACGGTCGGGCAAATCCGCGACCACCTCGCCGGCCTGGTCCTCCTGGCCGCATCGATCGAGGGGCACAACTTCGAGACGCTCGCTCAGATCGCCGACGCGATCCTCGTCCTCCAAGCCGACCTCGGCGAACAACTGGACGGTGCGTCATGAGTCCACTGCTCAGTACCGCGGGTATGACCGGCACGACGTACTGGCGTCTCGCGCGCGATGGTGACGGTGTCGGGCTGACACTGCACCACCGTCACTACCGGCGGCCGCTCGTGATCCTCGAGAAGGGCGGTGCCCCGTGACCGCCCGGACCGCGTTCATCATCCTCACCGCGGCATGCACCGCACTCACCATCGTCCGCGGCCGTGTTGACGGGATCACCGTCCTCGCCGCCGTGTTCGCAACCCTCGCGGCTTTGACACCGCGCAAACAGAAAGCAGAACGATGACCGCCATCGACATTGACACGATCGAACTCGGCAAAGGTGCCCACGGCAGCTTTCAGGAAGGCGCATGCCTGCTGGAAGCCGCGAGCTTTATTGCGGGGGAGCCGTGGTCGGATCATCCGGCATGCGTGTCACCAGTCCTCGGGGCGTACGGGCGTAGCCTGAACGATTCCCTCCCCCACGACCGGCGTCAAGAGTTGAAGGACTACGTTCCGCAACTCATCGGGACCGCCGAGGATGGGCAGGACGAAGCACGCTCCTACCTTGCGTTGGACTGGCTGATCCGGACCTACACGCCCGCTTTCCTAGACCTCGCCGGGCTGACAAGGGAAGCACAAGAGCTACGGTCGCTGCGTCGGATCGTTGATCTTGTCGCCGCGCAGACGGCGGGGCCTGTGGTGCGGAACGCGCAGAAGAAGTCGGACGCTGCCTGGGACGCTGCCTGGGACGCTGCCGGGGACGCTGCCAGGGCCAGGGCTGCCTGGGTCGCTGCCAGGGACGCTGCCAGGGACGCTGCCGGGGACGCTGCCAGGGACGCTCTCAAACCCACCGTCGACCAGTTGCAAACCTCGGCGATCGCGTTGCTCGGCGTGATGATCAACCCGGCGGTGATCGCATGATGCGTTCAACGTACCGGCGCCCGTCTGATCCTCGCGGTCACATGCACAGCTCTCACCATCGTCCGCGGACACGTTGACGGGCTCACACTCCTCGCCGCCATCTTCGCTCTCGCCGCAGCACTCGTCGGCAGGGCAACCCAGCAGAAAGCAGATAAGAAATGAGCCACAAGTTCGAGTTCACCGGTGAAACGAAAGTGAACATGTACGGGGTCACGTTGCACCGCATCCGGGCCACGGAGGACATTCCCGGCGCGCACGTGAAGAAGGGTGATGTCGGCGGCTGGATCGAGTCAGCAGAATTGACGTGCGGCGACGCGCGGGTGTCCGGCGACGCGTGGGTGTACGGCAACGCGCGGGTGTACGGCAACGCGCAGGTCGAGAAATCATGGCACTTCATGATCGTTGGCCCTATCGGGTCCGAGAACGTCACCGCAACCCTGTACCGGACGAAGAACGGGGAGCACCAACTCGTCTTGGGTTGCTGGACGGGCACGCTCGGCACGCTCATGGCTGAGGTGAAACGTCGCCGTCAGGACTGGTCCGGTGATGAGGCCCAACACGAGTTGTGGACTGCGCAGTACAAGGCGTTGAAAGCGCTCGGGAAAGCGACCGTGGCTCGGTGGGTGGCCGCCGCGGCCGGAAGCGAGGTCGCAGCATGAGCCTCCGCATCCACCGTCTGACCGCCGAGAACTACAAGCGGCTGTCCGCGGTCGAGATCACGCCGGAAGGGCACGTCGTCTACATCGGCGGCCGCAACGCGCAGGGCAAGACGTCGGTGCTCGACGCGATCTGGGCGGCTCTCGCCGGCGGTGAAGCATCCAGGGCGACGCAGCAGCCGATCCGGGAGGGGCAGGACACCGCTGTCGTGCGCCTGGACCTCGGCGACTACATCGTCACGCGCCGGTGGACGAAGAACGACTCGGGCACGCTCACGATCGAAGCACCGGACGGGGCGAAGTACTCCAGCCCGCAGAAGCTGCTCGATGAAGTGATCGGCGCTCGCGCGTTCGACCCGCTCGCGTTCACCCGCCTGACCGCGCGTGAGCAGGTTGCTGCACTGATCAGCATGGTCGATCTGCCGTTCAACCCGGACGAGCTCGAGCGGGAACGGAAGGGCGTGTTCGACCGTCGCACGGAGGTGAACCGGGACGTCACGAAGCTCGAGGGGCAGATCAAGGCCTACCCGCTGCCGGATGCGTCGCTGCCTGCTGAGGAGGTTTCCGCCGCTGATCTGCTCGCTGAGGCGGAGGCCGCGCGGGAGAACAATGCGCGCATCGATCGCGCCATCGAGAGCCTGGAGCGCGCGGAGAGCGGTGTGGAACGCGCTGAGGAAGACTTGCGGCGCGCGGAGGCCGCGCTCGATGCGGCGAAGGAAGCGTACGCGTTGGCCCGCATCGAACTCGACCGACTCCCGGAACGGATCGGCACCGCCGAGATCGGCGAGCGGCTCTCGAACATCGAGCAGACGAACGCGCGCATCCGGCAGGAGCAGCACCGTAAAGCGGTTGCCGCGGAACTCGCGGACCGGAAGAACGACGCCGCCGCGCTCACGATCGAACTGCGGAACATCGAGAAGCGGAAAGCGGAAGCCCTCGCCGCCGTCGAATTCCCCGTCCCCGGCCTGTCGTTCGACGACTCCGGTGTCACCTACAACGGACTCCCGTTGTCGCAGGCGTCCGCCGCTGAGCAGCTGCGCGTTTCGGTCGGTCTGGCGATGGCCGCGAATCCGACGTTGCGGGTGCTGCGCATCCTCGACGGGTCCCTGCTCGACGACGACTCCACACGGATCATCGCGGAAATGGCGACAGAGAACGACTACCAGGTGTGGGTCGAGGTTGTCGACTCCACCGGCACCGTCGGCATCACTATCGAGGATGGGACGGTAGCGGCATGAGCGCGATCAACAGCCGCGACGTCGACGAACTGTTGGAGCGCGCCGACCACGCGCACACCCCGGAGGCTGCGCAGGCGTTCGCCACGCAGGCGCTCGTGCACCAGGTCGCGCTCCTCACGGAGCAGCAGCGCATTGCGAACGAGCAGTCGAAGGAGTTGATCGCGCATGTCGCTCGCCCTAACAACTGAACCCGATCTTGCTCGGTTCCATCCGAAGTACGAGACCACGAGCGCTGGATGTTGGCAGTGGATAGCTGCGATCGACGCGTCAATCACGAGCCGATTCGTGAAGGGTTGGGCCTCTGATGGGCGTGCTGATCCTCGCCGCGGCTGGCGCTGCGTTCGGCCTCGTGTGCGCGAGCGTCGCTCTGGCCATGTTCGTCGCGTTCCGCCCCCGCTACCGGAGGGGCCGCTGATGTACGACGACGACCTCGCCTACCCGATAGGCGACTACAAAGCATCCGACGATTACGCGACATGGAGGAGGCTCTCGATGAGCTGGCGTGACCGGATCCTGCACGACGGTGTCGACCGCGAGCAGTGGTTGGCGGCTCGCCAGACGGTGCTCGGCGCTTCGGATTTCGCGAAGCTCGCCAAGCCTGAGTCCGTGGACAAGTACCTTGCCGAGAAGCTCGCGTCGGCCACGTTCACCGGCAACGAGTACACGGAGCAGGGGCACCGGTGGGAGCCGATGATGCTCGCGTGGGCTGGCATCACTCCCAACGTTGCGCTCATCCATTCGCCCGGCGAGAGAGGCTTCGCCGCGACCCCCGACGGGGCCGACGAGGCGCGCGGCGGTGAATGCAAAGTGAAGCACGCCCGGGTCGTTGACGGCCCGTCGTTGGCCGAGTGGCGGCAACTCGCCGGTCAGTTCATCTGCGTGCCGGAGTTCGAGGTCATCGAGTTCATCTGGGTGGAACTCATCGACGGTGAGATCCGGGCTGGCCTGCACGGCGAACCGAAGCATCTCACGGTGCGCCGCGACCACCCAATGATCGTTGCCGCCACCGAACGGGTGCTGCCGATCGCCACCGATCTACTCGCGCGGCTTCGCGTCGCGCTCTCATACGAAAGGACAGCAGCATGAGCACCGAGATCACACAACTGCCAAGCAACGGCGACGTCACATCATGGTCGGACGCTGAAAAGGCGATCGTCGAGGCTGCGGGCCTCGTGTTCGTTCACAGTTACGGCGACCGTCAGGGGCAGCGTGAAGCCGCGCCGCGTCCCGTGGTGGAGCAGTTCCTGTCGTTGGCGCGCCGGTCGGGGCTTGACCCGCTCGCCCGTCAGATCTACTGCATCGGTCGTCTATCCGCAGGCCGGGTGGAGTGGTCCATTCAGACTGGCATTGATGGGTTCCGCCTCGTTGCCGAACGGTCGCAGAAGTACGACGGGCAGGACGGTGCCGAATGGCTCACCGGCGGCGGCGAGTGGGTCGACGCGTTCGTGCCGTCGCTGCACGGTGCGAACCCGCTGGCCGCGCGGGTGAAGGTGTACCGCAAGGATTGGCCGCGACCGTCTGTCGGTGTCGCCGAGTGGGGCGCGTACGTGCAGACCAAGAAGAACGGCGAACTCACATCCATGTGGGCGAAGCAGGGCGCCGGCCAGTTGGCGAAATGTGCGGAAGCGCTCGCGATCCGTAAGGCGTTCCCGCAAGACCTCTCCGGGCTTTACACGGCTGAGGAGATGCGCGAGGAGGTCGTGGTGATCGGGCGGTCCGGACGCGACTGGGTTGCCGAGATTCAGGTGTGTGAGACGCACGAGGCGATCGAGGACCTCCTCGACCGTGCGGACGACGCCGGGCAGATGACGGATACTGTGCGCACGGCCGCGCTGACCCGTCACGGCATGATCGGCCGCGGCGAACAGCCGCTCGCTGTCGAGGATGCTGTCGAGGTCACGGAAGCTGAGCCCGTCGACGACGAGACCGAGTACGAGCGGGTCGCGGCGGAAGAGTACGCGGCGGCCGTCGAACGCGGCGAGGTGCAGGCCTGATGCTCTCCGCGCAGATTCGCCTCAACCAGCATCTGTCCGAATGGTCGAACCTGATCAGCCGGTACGACGAAGCGGTGAAGGCGTACGGGAAGTCGAAAGCGGAATACGAGTACCGCGTCGCCGTCGTCAAGACGACCGCGAAGAACGGCACCGAGAAGGTGTCCGTCGCGTGGCTTGACACGCTCGCGAACGCCGACGAGCAGGCGCACATGCTGCACCTCGAGTTCCGCGGAAACGAAGCGACGATCGAGGGCATGCGTGCCCGGCTCCGCTGGTGTCAAGCGATGGCCGACGCGCTCCGCTCCGAAGTGTCGACCGAACGCGCCGAGTCGCAGCTGTACGCCGACTCGCCCGCGACCACCTGACCGAAACGGGGACCCGGGCGCTACCAACACTCGGGTCCCCTCACACACCCCCGAACTCCGACTTGCCAGAAGGAAACCAGAATGCATATCGAATCTAGCCCGGAGCAGGTGCAAACCGCGCCCGGACCGTTCCAACCCGAACGGGCATGGCAATTCATATTGGACTACCCGCGACCCCCGAAAGGGCTCTCCGCGAACGACCGCACCCATTGGGCGGCGAAAGCTGGCGCGTCCGCTGACGTGCGCCTCGAGGTCATGGCCAAGACCCGTGCACTGCGGTTAGGCGCACTCGAGAAGATCAGCGTGCAAGTGACATGGGTGGTCGCGGATCACCGCAAACGCGACGAGGACGGCCCCGACCCGTTTTGCAAGGCCATCTACGACGGCATCGGCTCGTCAACGGGCGTGTCCGCGCGTCTCGTTGAGGACGACTCACCCGAGTACATGCTGAAGCCCCGTCTCGTCATCCGGTACGAGAAGGACGCCCGCGCGCACTTCGAAGTCACCATCACAGATCTCGGGGGCGACTCGTGAGCGCCGTGCTCGAGAAGGCAACTGGTGCGCAGATACTGCCGGAGGTTGGCGACCAACGCGCTCAGACGACTGCCTGGGTTGCACATAGTTGTTGCGACGCCGATCAGCGGATGAAGCACGAGACGTACCGGGATCTTGCTCGCGGTCTCGAGGTGACCGCATGACCGGCATGCAGGCGTACCGGCGACGCGCTGCTGCCACGGAACGCATGGTGGATGCCGCCGTCGCCGAGGTGAAAGCGGAACAGCACTCGTCGTGGGAGGCGCAGAAAGCCGCACGCCGTGAAGCAGAAGCGACACGTCGACGTTTCACCCGCGACGAGCTCGCCGGTGCCGGCCTGGTGCGCGACATCTACGGGTGGTCGCGCGTCGTCCGCCTGAACGAGAAGACGATCACAGTCGCAGCCGACTTCGGAACACGGAAGATCCGCTTCGACCGGGTACTCGAGGTGCGCTCATGAGCGCCCCCTACTACGAAGGCGACGGCGTGACCGTCTACCACGGCGATTGCATCGAAGTCATGCGTTCCATGCCCGATGCGTCAGTGCACGCGGTGGTAACCGATCCGCCGTACGGTCTCGGGTTTATGGGCAAGGCGTGGGACGACCTCCCGCCAGGTCTCGACTTCGCTACCGAGGCACTCCGTGTCCTGAAACCGGGCGGACATATGCTCGCGTTCGGTGGTACGCGCACCTGGCACCGTCTGACGGTCGCCGTCGAGGATGCCGGGTTCGAGATTCGCGACTCGATCGCATGGCTATACGGCCAGGGCATGCCGAAGTCGCCGAATGTCGGCCGGTTGATCAGCGAACTAGGCGACAGCGCCGAGGCGGCGAAGTGGAGAGGGTACTCGGCTCAGCTCCGGCCGTCGTTCGAACCGATCGTGGTGGCGCGGAAGTCGCTTGCTGGCACCCTGGCAGAAACCGTCCTGGCTCACAACGTCGGAGCGTTAAACATCGACGGGTGCCGGTTTGGTGGGCCATCAACGTCCGCTGCACTAAGGGCGGCGGCACGTGTCGCAGCACAGAACGGCCGCACGTGGGGCATGGACGGCATCGCATCTAGCGCAGCATCAGACGCCCACTGGGCGTCTAACCCGTCCGATGACCTCGGTCGCTGGCCAACGAACGCAATCCTGGATGGAGTCGCGGCCGACTTGCTCGATGCGCAGGCCGGAGTCCGCAATTCAGGGTATGGAGATACCGGATTCGCGTCCCGATACTTCCCCACATTCCGCTACGAGGCCAAAGCTCCAAGATCGGAGCGTCCCGTGGCTGACGGTACCCAACACCCGACCGTGAAACCGCTCGACCTCATGCGATGGCTGGTGCGCCTCGTCACACCGACAGGGGGCACCGTCCTCGAACCGTTCGCTGGATCCGGGACAACTCTCGAGGCAGCACTGATCGAAGGGTTCAACGTCATCGGCATCGAACGCGAGGACACATACCTGCCGCTGATCATGCAACGCATCACGAAACCGTTACAGCAATCGTTGTTCAGCGATGACGTCGCCGAAACGCCGAAGTGGTATCCGGCGTATGACGAGGTTCGTTCATCGGGCTGGTCCGGTGCTGAGGAAGCGTTCGACCTTGGGGGTGGTGTGTCGTGAATGTGTGTGACGACCGACTAGAGGCAGCAGCATGAGCGCAATATCAACACACGTTGAACCCGAAAAATGGATGGACAACGCAGCATGCACACAAGTCAACCCCGAAATTTTCTTCCCCGTCCCAGGCTCACCCGGCTAAGCAGCGAAAAAAGTATGCGCCTTATGCACAGTCCGAAACCAATGCCTGGAATTCGCGCACCGAAACCATGAACGTGTCGGAATTTGGGGCGGCATCAGCATTGAGGATTACCGGAGGAAACGTCATGACGCCGCGTAAAAAGATTCTCGAAACAGAATATGTGCTGTCCGAGGCGGAATGGTTGCTGTCGTTCGGGGTTCACCCGGAGGTTGTGGCGGCACAACTGGGACGGAAACCGGAAACGATATACCAACTCGCGGTCAGACATCAGCATGAGACCGTCATGGGTGGGTTCACCAATTATGTTTCCGCCGAGAGAGAAAGACGGCATAGGGAACGTATGGAAACAGATGTTGAGTATGCGTCCCGGTATCGGGCGCGGAAACGGGGGGCGAAGTGACTGCACCGTCGAAGAAGCTTCGCGAGATCGTGTACCGGCGTGACAACAAACAGTGTGTGTCGTGTGGTGTTCTCGCCCCATTGACGTTTCAGCATCGGGCTGCGTCGGGGATGGGTGGGCGTGGGATGAAAGCTCCCGTGTTGACCGCTTCGGACGGGTTGACTGCGTGCGCGTTCTGCAATGCCGGGTTTGAGGGCGCTATGCAACAGGTGGCGTTGTGGAACGGGTGGAAGGTTCGCCGGTTTTGTCGGATTCCGTTGTGTGAGATACCGGTCTGGTATCGGGTGGAGGGTGGATGGTTTCGGTTGAATGCGGATGGTTCACGGGATCCGCTTACTGATGCGGTGGCGGATGAGTTGCGGGTGTTGGCGGGGATCATCACTTTTGACGAATTGGATGCATCATGAGGATTCTTGTGGATCAGGACGGTGTGATCGCGGACTGGGGTCGCGCTTACGGGGAAGCTCTTGACCGGTTCGGGGATGATGCCGCGCGCATCCCGCGGCATCACCAGCAGACAACGTTCAATCTGAACTTCGGACGGACACCGGCAGAGAAAGCGATTATCAAACAGGTGATGTGTGATCCGGGTTTCTATGATCGGCTCGCACCGATCCGGGGTGCTAGGAGTGCGTTGAAAGACATGCTGAAGCTTGGG